CTACATACATTTTGAGTTGTTCAAGAAGAGCATCCATTTGAGTTTGCGCTTCGACTTTCATGGCAGTGCTATTTAGAGTGCCGCCGCCTTGTGGGCCTGCAATTTGACCAAACTTCTCACGGGCTTCACCAATGATCATTTTGCAGTTGGCAACCATGTAGTCTTTGATCCATTGTTGGATTTGGAAATCACTCAACAAGTTGATTTCAGGTTTTAGATTGTAAGTCCACAACAACACAGCTTCGCCGGTGCCTTTGGGATCACGAATCAATTGCAGTTTTTTGGTTACAGGATTGTATGTGTAGTTCATGTAGCCACCAAACATTCTGGCAGCCAGTTCCACATACTGTGAGTAAAAGTCGTATGTGGCCAAGCCGCCTGCCACGTTGAAGTTCATCAGATACACATTCAAGCTGGCCTGACTAAACGGATCAAAGTTTGATGCAAAGGGTCCAGTTGAGTCACCAAATGTTCTGCGAAATATCTGACGCACACTTATGACTTCTTGCGGCAGCTGGTAGATGTTTTCGTCCTTGACCAGGTACATGAAGCTGTAGCTTTCTTCATAGGCATTGTTGGCACGTTGACGATAGGTGCCAATGGTCTTTTGATATGCTGCTTCGTAATGTTCGGGATCTAGTTCAAGATCGATAATTTGACTGCCCAGCTGAAGCTGTGCATAATCTATGAGATTTTGCTTGAGCGTGGAAAGTGTATCTTGTTGCTGTTCAGCCATTGTGGACTCCGATAATGTTATTTACCAGGGGTTATCCATTTTTCTAGCTTGGATGCAATCAGTTCATGCCCAAGTTGATTGGGGTGTGCAAAATTAGGTCTAATAAATTCATTGTCTGCAACATTTAGTAGGTGTTCTCCGTGGTAGTCTGTTGCACCAAACCAGTCTGCGGCTGTTTCTGTTCCTTGTTTCCAAATTTTACTTGTGTCAACTCCAGGCAGCCATTCAGGATATCGCACCCATCCAGCAAAGTAAAAGTCATTGATTTTGTAATGCTTGGACCAAGATTGCAAGGCTGTTATTGTGGCCGAAGAACGCATGACTTCGTGTCCTTTGCGATGAAAGTGCATGAACACCTCACGTGCCCATTCTTTGGCGTCTGTAGGCCAGTGTTTCCACTCACGATCTTGTTCGTTCCATGTTCCAAATCTAGGCCAGTGTGTAGACCTACCTGGATTTGTTAAAAAAAACACAGCAGTGATTTCGTCATCAGTGTTGTGATGATCAGCAATGTATTCTTGAAACTGATACAACATGTCCTCATTACTGGCTCCAGCAGATCCGTAGTTGAAAAATTTATCAAAACCCATTTGACGTTGCAGTAGGTCGCCGTATGGTACCTCATGGGGTGGGGTTAGCTCTCCGCCTTGTGGCCAGCTGTCGCCAAATGTTAATAACGTTTTATGTGTCATTGGATGCAGTGCCTTTGACTGTGGGGGTAATAATTCTATTGATTCCTTTGTCTGGACAAAATTTACATTGTGGAATTGGGTGCTTTAAACTTTCCACCCAATCATCTTTGTAGAGTTCAAAGTTGTCCAAGGTCAGTGGTCGGTAGCTGTTCATGATCTGGCGATCTGATTCAGAAATGTCAAATTGATTTTGTTCATCAAATTCTGGAAACAGCGCCGCGGGGCCGCATTTGTATATTTTTCCGCGAACAAAGTGATAGCATTTAAATTTAACAAATCCGCACTGTTGATGACTGCGTATAGGGTCGCTGTCATGAACAATAAATCGGCCAGTGTTGTTTAACTGCACAGCGGATGTTTGGAAATTGTTGGCTAGGTGCATGCAAACAATCACACCATTTTTATCAACCACAGTCCAGTATGAATTCCACCCTTGCCACCCCGGTGGTGGCGGAATATTCAATCGAAGACCAAATTCTACCTTGACAGTGTCAAGAAAATCCAATATGGGGACATGATTCAGTCGAGTGCCATTGGTCAGTATTTCTACATCGCAATTGAATATTTCATTCAAGCCCACTACCCATTCTGACAGTGTGGGATTTAGTGTGGGCTCGCCACCTAAGATAGTTATGGCACGTAGTTCAATTTGTTTTGCCCACTGTTGATAGATGCCTTCGTAATCGCTCCAGCGTTGCCATCCTGAAAATTTATGATTGTTAAAACGGTTGCAATTATCGCAGGTGTAGTTGCAGACATTGGTAATGTAAAATTCTACTTTTTCATCAAATTTCAATTTCATATAGCCATATTTACCAGCTCTTGAGTATGATCAAGTTCTCTGTGCCACGGGCATTCCATGCAGTTTCTGTGGCTTTGATATCCTTGAATGCTTTGCGGGCGGCTGGCTTGCCAGCACCTGTAATACCTTTCAGTTGTTCTGCTGGTTTCCGCAGAGTTTTTTGCATGGTTTCCACAGTTGAGAACCCAATGATTGAGTTGTTCTTCACAGTGAATGCCTGTGTGTGGCTGTCTGCCACAAGGTGGATGAGCTTGCGTTTTTTGCTGTCATACAACCAGGCTTCTGTTTTGTCCACAAGGCTTGCGGCGGGCAAACTCTTGAGTTTGAGCTCTGCAAATTCTGCCAAAATCTTGAACTTGGCCGCACGTTTTTCAGGTGGCACTGCCTTGACCTTGCGTGGCTTGCGTTCCACTTTCTTGATCTGCACATAAGCACCACAGTCGTTGACCACAGCTTCGCAAAACTTGATCACATTGCGCAGTTGTATTTTAGAAAGGTAACTGTAGCCTTCAACCAATTGAGGGTCTTTGCCTTCTGCCACACGCTCAAACTCTGCGAGCTTGCGTTTCCAGTTGTCAGAAATTTGACTGATCAGTTGTGGTGCTATGTTCAATCCACGCATGATTACCACAGGCTTGAAGTCAGCAGTCATCTTAGCGCCACTCAACATAAATTCATCAAATAAGCCTTCCAATTCACCGTTACACTCTGCTGCCTTTTCGCGCAGTCGGTCTTGGATGGTAATTCTTGGTGTAGCGTCTTCCACTACTGCTTCGGACGCAACTTCATTCTGCTTGCTGTCCAGGATTTCTCGCAGTTGGTTTTCCAGCTTGAGCTGTTCCTCGCCATGCAGTTCCAAGCCCACCATACTCATGCGACACAGCCAACCTGTGGTCAGTCGAATTGCTGAGTCTGGAATGCCTTTGAGTAACCGCACATCGGCTTTGCGGTCATGTGCTTCGAGATAGTTTACAATCATGTCCCGGGCATCTTTTTTGCCGTAGAAATAGTTGTACCAAGAGAACGCTTTGCTCAGTCGACTGGTGCGATACTCTGTGGGCTGGATTTGCCAAGTAGGCTCCATACCTAGGATGTTAGTGTCAGAACTGCGAGGGTTTAGCAGTTTAATTTTGAATGTGGTGCTCATGTGTGTCCTTACTTATTTTACAGGTAAATCTCGGCAGAGTTCAAACAATTCCGTAGCACGTTTGAGTTTAAAGTTTTTGTGGTTGTACATGTACTTTCTCTTGCGCTCTGCAATGTCCAAAGCCTCCATTAGACGCCATTTGGTGTCAAAGTCTGACTGCATCAAAATACGATTCATATCCACAATGTCCAGGCTGTATTCCACCCATTTTTCTGTGGCTTGTATACGATCATAAGGAACCACTGCTTTGGACTTGTTGGCAGTAGAGTACTTTGCAACAAATTTTGCTGCCTTTTGCATACAGACTCCTGTAGTGAACAAGTGTGTATTATAGCAGATTTTGATTATTTGGTCAAGCAGGCAGAAAGTAGTACTAAAGTAAGATCTGATTCCCTGCGGAAGGAAATCCAGAATGGACGATTGGCGCGGCCGTTGTTTTTACCAAAGTAAGCATGCCAGTCGTTGGTGGGCATGTAACCTTGGCCTCCCAGTTTGGCTTTGCATACTTGTTCAAAAGATGTGCCTTCTCCCAGCCAACTATCACATCGCACAGCAATCACATGCCCATGCTGTTTGAATTGGCGGAATCGGTTGTTCAGTTTAACTACTTTCATGCCCAAAGTATAGCAGGTTTGGAATTATTGGTCAACCTGCCCATAAATATATGTTATGCCACGCCTAAGTTTATACCGCCCAAATCGCACAAGAGACTACCAATTTTTTGACCGTACTATCAGTGAAATGTACACTGTGGGCGGCTTGGATATCCTTGTTCACAAGTATCTAGGGCCAGAAACTGGCGGCCAAGATTCTGCATTCAGCGGCAATGCTGATGCTACACAACCTGTTTATGAAACGCAAAGTGTACTGAACATTCAAGACTTGCTGTTGCTGGAAAACAGAGATAGAGTGTATGACACAGATGTTTATGTCATGCGTGGTGTGTACAACACACAAGATATTGACTTTGATCTCACACAATTTGGTTTGTTTTTGAACAACGACACGCTGTTTATCACGTTCCACTACAACGACATGATTGACACATTTGGTCGTAAACTCATGAACGGCGATGTGCTTGAGATTCCAAATTTAAAAGATTACAATCCACTGAATCCTGCTATCCCAAAAGCATTTCCAAAATACTACGTGATACAAGATGCGTCGTTTGCTTCTGAAGGATTTAGCCAAACTTGGTTGCCACACTTGTGGCGTGTGAAAGCCACGCCACTGAACGATCAACAAGAATACAAATCAATCACTGATAAACCTTTTGTGGCTGAGTACATTTGGGATCCGGGCGATTTTTACCCCATGGGTTCTATTGTGAACTATGGAGATGTGTATTATCAAGCTCAGAAAAATACGCCAGCAGGCACAGAAATAACCAACACTGAATTTTGGGTGCCCTATACTCCTGCCACCATTAGTGATGTTCAAGGAACTCGTGCCAAAGACACTCAGATCAATGACGCCATACTCACACAGGCCGACGCAGAAGTTCCATTGAGTGGCTATGACGTAACTAAATTTTACATTGAGCCCACACAAGATGGTCAACCTGCCAATCCAGTAGGCCTTGGGTCAGAAAGCACTGTCACAGTAGATGGCACACAAGGTGGCATGAATGTCACACCAAAGTCATTTGGTTATACCATGGGTTACCTCACTGGCGACGATATGGCACCAAATGGCCTGCCTGTTACACCTGGCGTGAGTTTCCCAACCAATCCTGTAAGTGGAGATTATGCCTTGCGACTAGATTATCAACCAAATCGACTGTTCCGCTATGATGGCCGACGCTGGGTCAAAATTGAAAGCAATGTGCGTACAAATCTTAACAATGGTCCTACCAATGATACTTTGCGCTCGACCTTTGTGAACAATACATACACTGTGAATACTACAGACCTGGGTAACATACCAAGTAGACAGAGTCTCAGCGAGATATTGAAACCCCGTGCTGACAACGGTGATCAAGGTGGGGACAAACCTGCTAACCCTAGACCTGGCACACAACCTGGACAAAAGTCAAGTTAACAATGCAACAATTTTTTTACGACGAACAGATACGCAGATTCTTACTGCAATTCACTAGAATCTTTTCGGGGTTCCAAATTGAGTATGGCAGAGAAGAAGGCAGCGAGAATGCGGCCTTGCTTAGAGTTCCAATCAGATATGGTGATTCAAGTAGAAACGCACAAACCATATTGCAGGACAACTCACGCAACAGCTTGCCGTCAACTCCGTTGATGACATTTTACATCACTGCACTAGATTATGATAGACCCAGAATCCAAGAGCCTTACCATGTGAGTAAGGTTTCTGTACGTCAACGCACCTACGATACCAGCACTGAAACTTACGAAACCACTCAAGGCAATGCATTTACCATTGAACGCCTGATGCCTGTTCCGTACAAGCTGACTTTGAATTTAGATTTGTGGACTTCAAATACCAATCAAAAATTGCAATTGCTTGAGCAAATTCTAACGCTGTTCAACCCCAGTTTGGAAATTCAAAGCACAGACAATTACATTGACTGGACTTCATTGAGTGTGGTAGAACTAGATGGCACCACTTGGACGTCTAGAACTATCCCCATGGGTGCAGAAAATCCCATAGATATATGCACACTGAGATTCACATTGCCAATCTGGATCAGTTCACCTGCCAAAGTTAAAAAATTGGGTGTGGTGGAAAGAGTTATTGCCAGTGTGTTTGATGCACAAGGCGATGCTGTTGATGCTATCACAAACAATGATTTGTTGTTGGGTACTAGACAAGTGATCACACCCTACAACTATGCCACAGTGTTGATTGGCAACAAAATACAAATTTTGCGACCTCCAAGTTCTGTAGAAGAACCCAGCAACAGCAGTCTTACTCCAACTAACATTGTAGGCAACAGCAACTTGTTGTGGCCAGCAGTTATTGATGCATACGGTGTTCTGCGGCCCGGAATAAGTCAAATTTATTTAGAACAACCAGATGGGTCTGAGGTTGTTGGTACCATTGCCCTTGACCCAAATGATGATCGATTTGTGTTGTATGATATAGACATTGACACTGCGCCACAAAACACACTGGATGCAATTGACGCTGTGATTAACCCACAAGCAAGTGGCCCGTTAAACGGATTAGACAGTGCGCTAGAAGGGCAAAGATATTTGCTTACCGAAAGCACAGGATCTGCTGGCAATTCAGGACCTGCTGAGGCCTGGATAGGAGCCAATGGCAGGCCACTTGTTGCCGAAGCCAATGATGTAATTGAGTACTCAAACAACTACTGGCGTGTGGTTTTTAGAGCCAATGGACAACCTGCTGGCCAGTATGTGACCAACATAACCACCAGTCAACAGTATATGTGGACTGGTGACGCATGGATGAAAAGTTATCAAGGATACTACCCGGGAGGCCAATGGAGACTGGTGCTGTAAAAGCTGTGGGTGTTTGGTTTAGAGCCAGCAACACTGGCCGTTATCTTTATTTGTTGCGCAACGATTCAAAACATCCAGGTGCATGGGGATTGCCGGGGGGCAAAGTGGAAACTGGCGAAACTCTACTGGGTGGTATGGAACGCGAATGCATTGAAGAACTGGGAAGTTTTCCTGTTTACCAACGCCTGGTTCCTTTGGAAAAATTCACATCAGCAGATTTAAACTTTGAATATCACACCTGGGTATGTGTGGTTGCTGAAGAATTTCAACCCACACTAAATCACGAACACTTAGGATATGCATGGATAGACAAAGGCACCTGGCCCAAGCCCATGCATCCAGGCTTGTGGTCAACTGTGAATATTGTAGCAATTCAGGACAAGATAGACATTGTTGAACGCTATCTTGCCACTGAACATTAAGCCTGACTTTCTTGGAAGCTCAGTTGAATTTCACCCACTGGAGTTGACTGAGTTGACAGTGCAGTAATTTGTACAGCCAACACTTCTGGTCCATTTGGGAAAGTTCCTGTGCCAGGCACTGCACTGGTACCAATTTGTTTGACTGAGCTTAGGTTCAACACTCCTTGGTTTGTAGAACTGACTGGAATAGCAAACAGTCGCTCGCCACCATTAATGTCAGCAGTGATAGCTTGAATTGTCAGCGTTAAATCATTAGCAGTGGTTGATCCACCTAGCGCATTACCAAGAATTTTAATAGTATCTCCCACAGCATATCCAGTACCAGCTACTTGAACTGAAATTTGAGTGGTTGTGGTATTATATGCGGTGCCAGCAGCAGTCAGTGTCACTGTTAAATTTGCACCTGTTCCAGAACTTGATATGTTGGTTGGAGCAAGGTTAGCATACACTCTTTGGCCACTGGTGGTTACTTTTACGCCCGAGCGCCCGAATTGTTCAGCCCCTGCCAAGAAGTGTTGGCAGAATCTATATTGTTGGGATTCAAAATACCTTCAATTAGATATCTACCAGCTCCCACTTGCACGTTTAGATCGATCAGTGTCAACTGCGCACGATTGATCAAATCTCTTACTCCCAAGTCACCAATGATACCATTGCTAACGCTAGGAGCCAATCGCATGGCAAATGCCACTTGCTTTGCACCAATTGTGGCTGGCAAGCCGTAGTTTGATCTATTGTAGGTAAATTGATAGCCTTCGTCACCATCAAAATTACCGTCCATGATCACTGAACTACCCCAGTGATTAACCAGCGGAGTACAAGTATTGCTGATCAATATCACACCAGTGTTGTCAGTATGCGAAGCAGCTGGACCTCCTGTGAAGCTGCGACTTGCACCTTCAACCCATTGTGTAAACGTTGCATTTCGTGTGCAACCAGTTAGGTCATTGCCACTCTTACCTGAATACTTAATAATCTCACTGTCAATCATCACATACACTGGATATGTTACGCTGGCCGCAGGATAGTCTGTTGCGTCACGTAAACTAATTGTGGTGTCTGCATCTGTAATGCCGCCATCAAGACTGCTGGTAGCAGTTTCGTTAATGGCTTCGTATCTTGCTGGCAAGTTACCTGAACGCATGTAAGCTTCGTTGTTCAAGTTGTTGTTAGGACGACGATGTGCATGAATAAATCTGCCATCTTGTCCACGCACCATCCAAGTCACGTAGCCAGCACCGTACCATGAATACTCAATTGCCAACATCTGCATTTTGTTGGTATCAATAGTATACCCGCTTGCGCCTGTGCCATCAATTGGATCAATGTTATAGTCACTTTGACGAACTCTAATTTCATTACGCAAAGTCATTTTTACACGAGTCTGATTGCTCACTCCGCGGAAAGTGGGCACAATGGTCATGGCATTGTTGTCAATCACACTGGTCACTGTGTGAGTCATGCCCTTGATTACCACTACGTCACCGTTGTTGAGTTGATCTTGGAATCTACAGTTTCCATCACCTGTAACAAGGTTGGATCCCACTCCAACTGACACAAGGCCAGCTGTTTGGAACGTGCTGGTGCGTTGAACTGCATTCAATGATATGCCATCAGATTCCCAAAATAGTCCGTTTTGATCATCAAAAATTCCAGCACGGATGCTTGAACCGTGCCAGGCTGTGATAAACAATCTTGGTTGTTGCCCTAACTCTGGTGCAACACTTCCTAGCGAGCCTTGCGCCTGTACAACAAAACTGACATCTGATGTGATACTGGTCACAATATACCCTGAAGCATCGTAACCACTAGTAGTAATACCACTGATGGTTACTGTTGCGCCAGCATTGAGACCGTGTTCAACATCTGTGGTAAC